TAAAAAAAAAATTAATACCACACACAAAAAAAACTGTTAAAAAATTGGCAAGCTACAATAAAAATAATAATTTTAATTTCGTTTGGACTTTTGAAAAAACATTAAAATTATTCAGAGATGCAATGTCCATTTTAAAATCAGATGATAATATCGTTTTTATAGGGACTTTAGCAACAAAACAGAATACTTATAGAGATATTTACACTATTTTATTGAAAAAATTTGTAAAAAATCCAAAATATTCAAAAGAACAAAGAAAAGAAATTCGCACGATTAAAAAAGAAATAGATAATATCATCGAAGATCGTTTATATTCAAAGAGTTTAGCGGGAGAAGTAAAAGAAGCATCGGCAATTTTTGGATTGAAAGCGAATCATGGTTGGCAAGATAAAACAGTTATAGATCACACTGTTAATCAGAAAAATGTGATTAAAATTAGATATGTTGATGAATAATGTTTTACGATTTCCCGAAAAAGATGTTCACGGTTGTGTTTTGGCGATTGGAGAAATCAACAAAACGTTTCGTTATTTGTTATGGTGGGGCTGCAAGTTCTAAATCTTACAGTATTCAACAATTATTTTTAATCAGATTATTAGAGGGGACGCATGATTTATTGGTTATAAGAAAAAATTCGAATACATTATTTTCTAGTGTATTTGAAGGATTTAAAGAGGTTGCACGACGTTGGGATTTATTAAAAAAATTAGATTTCGTTTATGGTGGCGATAAAAAAGAAATACGGTGCAAATTAAATGATAACAAAATAATTTTCAAAGGAGTAGATGACCCTGAGCAATTGAAATCGCTAAAACACGGTATTCGCTACATTTATATTGAAGAGGCGTCACAACTATATGAAAATGACTTCAATGAATTAAACAGACGACTAAGAGGGATTTTGGATATTCAGATTTTTTTATTTTTCAATCCAATTTCGGAGAATCATTGGATTAAGCGCAAGTTCTTTGACGAGTTAACATATATTTCAGATACCGAAGTAATTCATTGTACATACAAAGATAATCAGTTTCTTACAGACGAAGATCGGCATAACATGGAGACAAAAAACATAGGTAACGATTACAATATCTATGTTTTAGGACAATGGGGAATTGAAAGTGAGGGACTTGTATTTTTGCCGGATGAATGGGAAGTATGTGATTTGGTGCCTGAGTATGCAAAAAGGTTGCCCTATGGGATGGATTTTGGTTTCTCTGTTGATCCGACTACATTAATAGAGTTATTTTTAGCAGATGGATGTTTATATATTAACGAATTATTTTACAAAAAAGGATTAACAAACATCTCAATTAATGGTAATGAACAATCAATACAATATCATTTAGAACTGTTAAAAATACCAAAACAATCGTTAATTGTGGCGGATAGTGCAGAAAAGAAAAGCATATTAGAACTTCGACAACTTGGTTATGACGTGCGACCTGCAATCAAAGGTGCTGATTCTATAATTCAGGGTATTGATATTTTGCATTCTTATAAGAAAAAAATAACTAAAAATTCTGTTAATACGCTTAATGAATATAGGAATTACATGAAATCAGTTGATAAAGATAGGCAATATCGCAATATCCCAATAGATAAGTATAATCATTCAATTGATAGTCAAAGATATGTATGTTTGTCACGTGGTATTTTATGGTAAATTTAACAATTAATAAATAAAAATAATGGGTATATTTGATAGTATTTTTAAGCCTTTCAGACAAAATAAAAAAGAGAAACCACCAATAATTGAAAAATCTCAAAATCTGCCAGTGGATATGGGGAATAATCAAATATCCATTTACTACGTTGGTAATAAAGTAGTAATCAATAATATTACTCAGAAGTTACAATACCGAGCGTTGTTTGATAACGTTGCCGAATTAAGTACAATTATCACAAAATTAAGCGGTGAACTTGCCAGAGTAGGTTATAAGATTGTTGAACTGGATAAAACCGGTAAATATATCGAATCGAATTCAAAAAATGCAACAATTCTGCACGAATTAATTAATCGCCCAAATAGCAGAGATAATTGGTCAGAGTTTACTCGAAATCATTATATTGAATACTTCCTTTATGGCTATTCGATCATAAATTTCATGAATAACGGGATTAATAAAAAACCCACAAAATTAGAGTTACTCCCCACATTTGCATCCGGTTTAGTAATGAAAAATGATAGAATATCAACAGATTATAGAATTAATGAAGTTGATAAAATATATGTTAACGGCAGGTTAATGAATTGGACTTATGAATTAATTGTACCTGCTGAAGATTGTCTTATCGAAAAAGATATAATGACAGAAGTACCTTATTCACTTGGTTATTTGAGCGAGTCCCGAATTAGCAGATTAAAATTTCCTGCTCAGATAGTAGAGGCAATTCACGATTCTGTTTTTTCATTAATTCATGATTCAACTGCTTTGGGTATCTTAACCGGAAAAGGTAACGAATATACAATGCCTTTGCCTACTGATATTGAACAAGTACAGGCTGATATGAGAGACAAATATGGGATGCGAAGTGACCAGTTTAAGATTATGTTAACAAAAGCTCCTCTCGATTTTCAGAAAATAGGTATTGATTTAAAATCTCTATCATTCTCTGAATTAATCAATTATGAAAGTAAAATGATATATCAGATGTTCGGTTATCCTCCTCAATTAATGAACACAGACGCATCGACTTATAACAATGTAAGTACCGCAATAACTTTTCTTTGGAATAACTCGTTAAAACCAGTGGTAGACAGTCATTACAATAATATTAGCAATGAATTAACACAACGTTTTGGTATTGAAAATCTAAAAATTGTTCCAGATTATTCAACAATCCCCGAACTTTCAGAAGGAATTGATATGAAAATAGATAGATTGGTAAAAATGAAATCGGCAGGCATTATTAACAATAAAGCTATTCAGAGGTTAATCCCTGATTTTGAACTTTCAGATAATGAAATCATTCCAGACCCGCCACAAATTAATATTACAGAGCGGATACAAGTTCCCATCGCCCCAATTTAGCACAAAAAAACCAGAGCGTCAAACTCTGGTTTCTTTTTTATTTTTCAGGCAATTCAAAATAATCGCAAAAATCTGAATTAAGAACACGAATAAAACGATTAACTGGCGACTTATGTTTTATCGTATAAATAAAAACGGAATGAAATTTGCAGATTCTATACCGTTGTGAAATAACCGAGCTATGCCAACAATGTTTGCAGCAATTTTTTTTCATGTTTCTTGATTTTTAAGTTCATCACTTTCTGAAATTCTTTGCAATGTTCTAATGTGCTTTTAATCCGAAAGTAAGCAATAGAATTGCCTATTTTTAGCGCGCACACAAAATGACGTTTCTCTTTTTCAATTATGATTTCCATATCTCATGCAATTCATGCTGTTAAAATATTTCGAGAAAAAAAATAAATTCCTCCACAGTTATATTTTTCATAGTCTTCCTTAGATTATGAGTACCATCTTCATATTCAGTTATTTCTATATGAATTTCTTTTGTTTGTTTGATATTTTTTTCTGTATTCATTTGATATATAAATTAGTAAATTGTTTAAAGTGACCTTCTTGTATTTTTGCAAAAAGAATATTTTCATCAGTCGAATCAGATAATTCTAATTCATTAGTAATCCAATAGATAATGCGTTTACGTCTTGCATCGTAAATGGGTGGTGCAGTGGCATTGTTATATCTGTCAATTAATGAATTAAGATGTATTTCAAATGCCGTTTCGATTGGGTGTTCTATTTTTTTCTCTGGATAGGGGGGTAATTTAGCCTCCTCAATTATCGTATCTACTTTTTTTTCAATAACCTGTGACATTTGTCTTGCTGTTTGTGATTTCAGAAAGTGATTAATCCCAGCGCTAAAACCAATCACAACAATTGAACACGGGACAATGTATTTCAGAAAAATTTGTTGGAATAAAGTCAAATCGTAAAACCATTTTATAAAGGCGGGCATGGCTTCATACATTGTCTTTAACACCTTGTTAATTGTATCATTTGTATATGACTGACTTAATCGTT